CCGTTGCATCTGGGTAAGGAAGGCAATCCTGTGTTGTAAATGTCCTGTTTTCTGTCTTTAGCGCCGTGCTGCTGGATTAGTTGATGTTTTTCTGCAGTTACAAAACCTCCGTCAGGTGTTTCGTAGGAACCTTGTTGACTTGTGTGGTAGCTAAAGAAGATGAAGGTTGGCAAATCCTGTCTAGCTTGCATTATTTGGGTCATGGTGGAACGCACCTTGTCATAATATAGGACGTCATTGAGGATGTAAACGTTAATGCCTTGTGCGTAGTTGGTCATATTCCTGCAAGGTTTAGAGTTAGAGCATTCTGTTTTGTTTTTCGCGATAGTGTTTTCGAAGGTGCAATGGCAAGATCTCTCGGCCGCTTTCTTTCCTGCAATAGAAGTTTGCCACCTGGCTTGATCCTTATTAGTTATGAGTGGATGACAGTTTTGCCAGTGCCCCAGAGCTATGTCGTTTGGTGGACTTGTTAAACCACTGAAGTGGGTGTCTGCTACAAACTGGATGCACCATTTCATTTTGTTTTTACTAAATTTGCTACATTCTCTAGTCCAAGCCACGAGGATTGGTTTCATCATTTTCTGCCAAGTGTTTCTGACTTCGCGTGCTTGTGGATGTGAATTCGATTTGTCACGGGTATTTCCAGTTATACGACAACTTCGAGTAGCCCTAACGAGGTGATTCTCATAGCTCACTCCCAACTCAATAGTCCCAATATTAGTTTTCTGCGCTTTCCGTATCATCGGGTGTTGGTGTCGTTTCTTATCGTCTTTAGGTTTCCATGCCTTGCTACTAGTTGACACTATTTTTGCTTCCGCAATTAGTGATGACCCTGAAATCTTAGTGTCCTGCTGATCGTCATCAGCGATTTCTGGTCCGGTGATCGGGATCTTAATATCCTTGATTTCTTCTTGTCTTCTTGATTCCTGGATCTTGGAGCCAGGGGTAGGTAGGAAAGCGGAACAATCGGTGTCAAACCGACTGAAGGAAGTATCTGCGTCGTCTTGATCTTGTTTGAGCTCACATCCCTTGCTTTCATGATTATCTTGTTGTAGCTTACTATCTGTGTTCTTCACATGGTGAGTGAAGAAATTATTTTCTGCTCTAGTGGGATGGAGAGGTGCCCTAGGAAATCTCTGTTGTTTCTGTGGTTTGTCTTTCTGATCTTCCTGGGGACTCTGTTGTGCTTGGTTCCTTTCACTTTCCTTTTTGGGTAAAGAACTAGTCTCTGGGGGTGTGGTCGGCTTCTTGCAACGCATGACTGTGTTGTAAGTATCCTGCACTCTCTTCTCATGTCCCGGATTGGTAGTTGTTCTTTGTCTATTGTGGGACAGGAGCGACTTTTTCTTAGCCCTTGCTGTTTTTGGTACTGCTTTGTATACTTTCACCGGGAAATCGTTTTTAGTACCTGCTTTGCTCAACTGCGATTTCTCGACCACGGAAGTTTTGACACCTGCGTGGATTTTGTGGTTGTCAAGTCTGACCTTTTGTCCACAACTTGACGATTCATCCTTCTGTCCTGAATCATGGCTCTCAGGTTTCCTAACGCTTTGTCTTTCACTAACCTCTACACCACTGATTGTTATCGATTCCTGGATCGATCGCGCCGACTGGTTTGTCGCTTCTTCGGTTCTCCGTGAGGGGTCGCTGAACTCGTTATTACCTTTAGTATTCATCTTGCATAAAAGGATTTTGGGTTTTGTGTTTAAATAAACAATCGATTGTGTTTCAGAAATGAGGAAGACAGCTTACCCTGGCCATGACTATTGCACCTGACTACAGTCATGACTCCAAAATGTGACAGGTAACGGGTGTACCCTGTCGTTTTCCCGTAGACCAGAGCATTTCTCGTAAGTTCTTCGAGAGGTGGAGTTTTAAACATAGCTTAATGGTCACTACTAAACTGTTGGATGTATATTGATTTCCACAGCAACCAAAAGGTCCCAAACCTAAAGACCCGCCAGGACACTCATGAATAATAACACAGACTCTCCCGCCTATTAGACTGTCGGAGTACGCTGCCAACGACGCGATTAAATCATTCATCTGCCCTAACCTCTACCCAAACTTACAAGGAACGTCTGGCTTCCGCTAAGCCATTTCCTAATCCACAAAAGATTGCCACCTTCGTTGGTGACACCATCCACAGCATAAAACACTAGTCTATGACTCTTAGCTGTGAATTAGAACTTTAATTGTTGGTGGTTGCACCGACCTACCAGCGTCTATCTCGAGCTTCTGCATACTGGCGGCCCTGAACCCACCCGGCGTGGGTCCTCCCTGTCTAATTGATAACTTACTTACATGAGCAGTAAGATAAAAGTCATTTTCGTTTCAATCAGAACCTACCCGCACCCACAAAGGGATGCACCACTTAAAGACCTCAGACAGAATAGAACTAGTTAATATGGTAACTACATCGGTTCTAAATGCTTAGTCTTCAAGTATCAGTTGTTTAACCGCCTTATCCTCGGTTGCAAGTCAGAGCCCAAGTTCCAAAGGATGAC